CCGGCTAGCACCGCGGCCATCCGTTCTGTCCAGCATGATAGCTGGACAGGTGTACCCGCCACTGGTTTACACCAGTGAACCCACTTCCGTCGATACTTATGACTGGAAATGGTGTACCTAGAGCGTACTATAAAGTCGTGGGGCCCCCGGTCCGCACCTCTCGTGGCATCAAGATGCCAGAGGAAAAGTGCCCGGGAATCCCAGGTAGAACCGCTTCGTGTTACGGGAACGTAGCACTTAGCCTTATCTATCCAATTACGACTCTGTAGTAGTTTCCATCGGCGAGCAAGGCCTTCTTCTATGAAGACCCCACTCGTGGTCTGAAGAGAAAATGGAGTTAGTGGAAGCTGCAGATTGCTAGTGATAGCAATAAGCGTCTCCCACAATTCCTCTCCAGGACCAGTGATGACCATTAAGCTATTTACAATGTGACAGACGGTGGCCTTGCGGTCATCGATCTCTCTGATGTATTTAGGCGTAATGTCAACCCCATGATACCAATTAGCACCGCACGATTCCCGAAAGGGTCCCGTGTAGTGAGATTTGGCAACATTGGGGATAAACCCGAGGTAACGCAAGACGCGCTGCAGGTCCTCCACCAATTCTGTCTCAATGACGATATCATCGCCATAAACGACAGACTGACGGGACCCCACCGCGCGGCATGCCGCAGCGAACACAAGAGTTTCCAACGCGAACGTGCAACCGTTCCCCATACTGGAGAACTTAGCATAATCGCAGGAAATGGCACCTCGACTCCGCGCTGAGCGGACATCATTCAGAAACCGAAACCACTTCTCTGGAAAGAGGAGTGCTACGGTATTGAATGCGAGAGTGTCAGAGGCCATACTTAGATCTATCGTGGCGAATTCGCCAGTGATAGACCCGATACGGGCCATCTCTTGGTTTCGGAACTGTGACGAGAGGTTAATCCCTACTCGCTTAAGCCGACGTTTAGCGTACTTATCAAATGCAAGTTGGAGGAACATATTGCCCTCTGGTTCGCAAGCGATAGTACGGTCGGTTTTCCAGTTCTTAGGTACGAACTCCACACGATTCGTCGAAACTGCCCTCGCTCGAATGCGCCCATAGCCGAAATATCGGCTCAGCGCATCGAGATAGGGGACAGCACGGAAAGACGCGTACGGCCTCTTAGAAATTCTAAGATGCGGTAACGCTTTCCGCCGACTTCTCGTTGAAGTGGCGCCTGACGTTACTCGGACGAGCTTGGGCATTTGCTCAAGAAAGTCCTCATACGGCCCTAATGTGCGCTCGAGATCCTTCTGCATCCTAGAAATCCAAAATTCCATATCCGGAGCTTGACGCTCGGGATGGAAGTAGTAGAAGTCTAGTCTTCGATTAGTGATACGACAGATACGCTCGCCGCGTTCAAACGCGGACATAGCGGCCTGCCGACACCGATCGGGAGATGTGAAGGATGTGTTCTTTTTAAAGAACGCTTCGATCTGCATTAAGCACCGGTATGAATCTCGGTCTACTATGTAACGACCAAGAAGGGTAACACAGGTTGCTAACCTATCTATATCACGTGCGCGAATCCATCCGCTCACCTTGTTATAGATTTCGGTTGGCAAAGTACTAGAGTTGTCAGAAAGATAACTTCGACAGATGTCGTAGGTTATTTCTTGGGGTTTCATATGAAATCTCCAATGCATTATGGTCATTCAATTATAGATCTCGAATACTTCCATCTGCTGTGAAGCAGGTTGGCTCGGTTCCATCTCAGGTTCCGAGGGTTCTTGATCCGTATTTTGAACATCGCAAGACAAGTACTTCTTTGTAGCACCCTCGTAGAGTATACGACAGTGATACGCCGAAGCACAACTCGATAGGGCAGCTAAGATCAATATCGCAATAGCGATAAATAATCCGCAGCCTATACGAGCCATTCTTGCGTGCCCACGGTGTTAGCGAACTCATCTCCCGCGATGATATCACGGAAGATCGCTAATGCCGCGGTCACATCGGCCGCAATCCCATTATTGGGACGACGGACCGTGACCATAAAGCTGACACGCGAAGGCAAAAGTGCCCCCGCGGAGTCCTCAGTCGAGGAAAGCACCTGAACGGTGTCTTCCAGGATCGTCTGAGAACCACTCGGTACACGCCGCTTCTGGAGTACCAACTTCGGTTCAACCGAAGTATGTCCAGTGTACGTATACGTACGGGAGTTGCCTTGATCGGCAAACTCTGTGAGCGCAGTCGTCATGGCTGCCATAGGACTATCTCCTTTATTTAAAGAATCTGCTTAACAGTGCCAAGATATCAACTACCTTTAGCACGTTAAGATTGATTCCAAAGGACGGAAGTTTGGACACAGAAGTAGGTAACCTTCTTGTAATAGTCGTAGTACACGTAGACTTGAAAGCGCCAGTGCCAACATAACCATTCATCGGAACGTAAACATGTTGTTCCGTTGTACGTTTATGTGTCATCTGAAGCCCCCGAGCCGCTGTGTACTCATTTGCTAAAACAAGAAATGACATAGACTCAAGCCACTGCCCGATATCTATTATCCAATCAATGACAAAACTGTAAGTTATTAACTCCCAGGCTGTCAATACCGGATTAATTGATATCTCAGGCGGTGAGATGTCAGCGACAATCGAGCCTCTGATAGACCAATCGATCTCATCCCGATGGGAAAAGATCCATATGCCACCAGAGTTCTGAATTGTCTCGAGTGTGACGTTATCGTAACGTCCGCTCGTACCGACACTCTGCTTGAATCTCTCTCGGCCTTCATCGATATTTTGGATAAGCTTATTAATGTCCATGATATCATAGACAAGAATACGCCATCCGTATCGTCCCTCGAGCCACATTCTAGTGAGCTCTTTGGGATCGGTAGCTGATATCTTTCGCAGTAGACCGCGAAACATACTCACTACCTTGTGAAGTTCCGAGACAAAGGTAAGACCATCCCAACCGCGTGAATAAATCGACGCGGCCGCAGCTTGGACTTGATCTCTGCCTATGGCTTCAAAATCGACGCCATAGTCAGTGGACAAGGTATTCTCCGACGTAAGCCGGGGTTTACACCATTCGGTTGTAGCGGCATAATGATAGAGACCGTGATTCTGTTGTCTGTAGTTCGTTGAACTATTCGACATATTGAACTCGGCCTCCGTCACTGCGCCTATACAACGTTTTTGGAACCAATCTGTGAACGGGATAATATTGCCCGCCTTCTTCTTTGCGTGGAAATGTGGCGTTTCGTAACCTGTGTGACTATAGAAGTCAACACCGATTACCGGAGATTTCTCCGAGCCATGAGTGAGAGATCCTGAGATAGGCCCATAATCAACGTGGGCAGATCCCTGGATATTATCACTTCCCACGTAAAGGGAACGGCGTGTCATTAAGTTACCTCCTTATCGACAGTTTCCGCAACCGCCGAAATTGTGAACGAGGCCGATCATAAGCACTACTGCGAGAGCAGTGCTCTCCCCCCC